CTGTCTTTATCCAATCTCACATTAGCACCAATTCCAGATGATCCACACCGTAAAAAACTGTTTATTGAGGTGGTAAAAGGTCTCAACCGTTCTGAAGATTTAGAAAAAGATTTGGGCATTTTGGAGTCATTGTCCCAACCTCTGAACCCATCAAAAAAAGACAACTTTTTGTCGAATTTGCCTATCACGCCGGAATCATTAGACAATTGCGATACGCAACACCCTGAAATACCTGTCAAAGAAAATTCCAAAGATGGGCAAATTGCCAATTCTGCGGCTGATAAACCATCCACGACTGGTGGTCGGATTTCATACAATGATTTGCCAAAAGGCCGTAAAAAAATGAAAGCTGGGCCAGAATTTGATGAGAATCTGATTCACGGCTTAAAAAGCAGCGATGAGGCCCAAAAACTGGGTGGCGCTATAAATATAAATAAATATAATAAGGGCTTTAAAAAAATTAAGAAAGAAAGAAGTGAAAGAGCTAAGAAAGGTGTTAAGACTAGAAAAAACCGAAGGTTTGCGCTGGCCAAAGAGCGAGTGATTGATTGGACCAAATTGGATCAAAGAGGTGATCCAACGATTTCATTTGTATTGAGCAATGCCAAAAGAAGAAAAATGATTGCCGTATTGGATCGGTCCAACCGGGACGCTGTCAAAAAAAGATTGTTGGAAAAACTGGCCACGGAGTTTGGGCGCATATACAGTCGATACAGGAGATTGCTCCAGAAAGAGGTTGGCAATGTGCCCAGTTATCAGATGCCACCGCAAGAACGGAAATATGCTATGAAAGCAGCTGAGTGGTGTATTAGAAAGGAAGTCACGCCACGTCAAGTATTAAAATATTGGCATTTGAATATAGCTAATTTTGCTGAGAAAAAGATGAGGATACCACCATTAGCATTCCTATCTAGCCCAGCCAATATAGATACTGTGGCTTGTGCACTTATGGGTTCGGATGAAAGCCATTGGGAAGCTGGCAAAAATAACAAAACGGTATCCACCCACGGTTTCAGCGATTTGAATCAGCTGGATCCAAGATTGAGAAGAGCTTTGATTGCAGCCGGATTTGATGCTGGAGGGCTGAATGATAGATACTTGTTGACTATACAGAAAACAGCGCAGGCCATCGTAAAAGGGGCACGGCTGTTTGTAAGCAGGGAGAACAAATCAATGGTCGATTGGGCGGCCAAGAATCTGTATGGGTGAATTATGAGAACAGCCGCTGAGGTTTTGGAGTTTGCCAGGCAAACTGAAAATCGATACGTACACACATGCGAGAAGTGTCATGGAGCAGACACGAAGTGCTCGTGCTATCGCAGATACAGGATTGCGGTGGCAGCGTATGAGGCTTGTGTGCCACGGGATTTCTGGAACATCAAACCTGAAGATGTTACGAATAACAGAGAAGTCTTTACAAATGTTGTGTGGAAATACGCCAAACAACTGAATAAGGCTTTGAAAAAGGGTTACGGTTTGGTGTTTCTTGGGGACAACGGGGTGGGCAAGACCTATTTCATGAGCTATGTATTGATGGAAGCAATCAAGAAAGGTCGAACGGCCTTTTATACCACTGCGCCTCAACTGGATTATGATATCAAACGGGCTTTCAATGATCCAGTTGCGCAGGATAGGATAAGATGGTTGTTGACATCGGATTTTTTGGCTATAGATGAAATGGGCAAAGAGAAATTCAAAAAGGATACGACTTATACAGACACGCAAGTTGAAAGGATACTCAAGCAGCGTTGCGATGATTCAATGCCCGTTTTGATGGCCACCAACATGGATTATAATATGTTGTTAAGTGCTTATGGGCCAACAATTGGATCAATAATAAGTGGCAAATTTCAAACAGTTACCATGGAGCCGGGTGATCACAGGGCCAAGCTGGCCAGCCAGATGGAAACAGATATGGGTTATGAGTTGTGAAATTCGATAAGACATTTGAAGAAAATATACTTGCGATGGCGTTGAAAGATACGGGATATCTGAAAAAGGCGGCAAAGATTTTGGATGCCCACCATTTTAACACCCCACAGCATTCATGGATCTGGAAAGTCATCCGTGCCACGTGGATGACGTATAGGGAAAAGGCAACGGTGCGATTGGTGGTGGCACAAGCCAAGGCGGATTTCCCTAATGATGAAGACCGTGAGCCATACATCCAGCTGGCCAGGAAGTTATACAGATTCAAGCCAGAAGTGGCGGCATCTGCCTTGGATGAACTTTCAAAGTTCGTTCGGACAGTGAATGCGCAGTTAGGCATGGAGAAGGCTGCTCGTGCTTTAGAAAAAGGCGATGTTGAAAGTGTGTATAATGAGTTAAGAAGCGTCACAAAAAAGGATTTGGATCCAACAAGCTATACATTAATTGATTGGATTGAAGGGTTTGACACCAGGCAGGGAGAGAGGAAACAGGCCAAAGAAAATCCTGATCAATATGTGAGAATACCAACGGGATTCAAGCGGCTGGATGCCATCATTGGAGGGCTTCAACTGGGGGAATTGGGATTGATGATGGCCACCACTGGCAAGGGCAAGTCGATTATGTTGACCAATCTGGCTCACGCAGCAGTTCGATTGGGGTATCCAACTGTGTATTTTGCCTTGGAAATGCCAGCACGGCAGATAGCGATGCGGCAGGATGCACGCTGGCTCAAGATACCTTACAAGAAGTTCAAAGAATACGATTTCACCCCATCAGAGCTGAGAGCCATTGACGAGCGGCTGAAAAAGGTTCGTAATAAATGGGAGAACAAGCTCAAAATAATTTCGATGCCTTTGAGACGTTGCAACATTAATACCGTCAAGGATTCTTTGGACGAATTATACGCCACTACAGGATTCAGGCCCCAAATGCTTCTGTTGGACTCCGGAGACCACATGAAATCCGTATCTCGCATGGAATCATATAGACTTTCGCAGGCAGAAGTGTACTGGGATTTGAAGACGATGGCTGAAGAGGATGGCTATGCTATATGGTCATCCACGCAAGCTGGTCGAGAATGGGCCAATTTGGTTTCAACCGCAGAGGCAGCAGGGGAAAGTTATGACAAAGCGAGGATAGCAGATGTGGTGTGTTCGTTGAATACGCCAACCAGCAATACTCGCTCCACATCCGTGCGCATAGCAGTTGATGATGATGGAAATGAAGTCCAAGAGCCAGACCCAGCTTTGCACGCCAATGGCAGTTACGTGGAGCTGTATCTGGCAAAATATCGAGATGGGCCCAGCCGTGTTACAATACCTATGGACGCTGATTTCCCGATTATGTTTATACAGGAATTGGACAAGTGAATTTCGATATTGAAGAATATGCCAAATCCAACTTGGAACGGGTGAGGCTAACTGGCACCGGCCAAATAACGGCTGAGTGCCCTTGGTGTTTCAAATGGGGCGGGTTCTATATAGATATTGAGACGGGGAAATACATCTGCCACAAGTGTGAAGAAAGAGGCCGGAGTGTGACCGGTATAATTGCGCAGGTTGAAGGTGTTTCGTGGCATGAGGCTGCAGCTTACATTCTCAAGCGGGAAGTGGAATGGAGACGGAAAGAGACACCTGAAAGCCTGTTGGAACGGATACAAACCATATCAGGCAGAGGAGAGCCAGCAGAAGCCAAGGAAATTGATGTGCCTGTGCCTGAAGAGTTTGTGCCTGTATATAAGGGTGGAAAATGGAAATACCCTGTATATCTGAAAGAGCGTGGAATTAAAAAGAGCACAGCACGGCAGTGGGGGTTAGGTTTTTGTAATAGAGGCCGTTATTATGGACGCATCATTATCCCTATAGAGTGTCCAAACGGTTGTTCCTTTACTTCAAGGGACACTACTGGGGTTCAGCATCCTAAGTATTTGAATCCCAAGGGTGTGGATCATGGGCCGTTGCTTTTGGGGTGGAACCACGTGGAACTTGCTTCAGATGTTGCGTTGGTTGAAGGGCCTATGGATGCGATCAAGATGTGGCAGCACGGAATCCCTGCGTTGGCTGTTATGGGCAAATACTTGCACGCTGCGCAATTGAGGTTG